ATCTTACGAGCACGAAAATAGTCATCAATGCGTCCAAAGTCTTTGAAGTAAGTCATCAACTTTGTTGCGGCAAATATTGCATCATCTCGTTCTAGTATCATCCAAAAAAGTCCTCAAGTGTTGTTTGTGTCCCATATGAACGGTCAATGTTCCATCCAATCTGGTTCATAATAAATGTCAATGGTTCTACAAACGCTTTCTCATACTGTAGATCATAGTCGATATAGCGATGAATGTCAAGTTCTTTTGGTAATTTAGTTATAAAAGAAATCACGTTAGATGACATTGTGTTTGGTGTACGCATATGAATAAACTTAATCTTCTCACCCTCTTGAATAAGAGGATACTTGTTTGTAAGTTTTTTCTGTTTGCAGAAGTGGTTGTATAATAACGCACCACGGCAATGCATAGGAACACCTTTCAAGAATATACTTGAACTACTACTCCACTTTGCAAGTCCATTGACAGAACGAGGAAACGCAATCTCTTCTGGAGGCAACTGCATAAACTCTTTACGGAAGTCTTGGATAAAGTTATTCACATCTTTCTCATTTCCAGACATGATAATCTTTAGACATTCCTTAATCTTGTCACGACATGGGGCAGGAGTAGAAGACTTAACAGCCTCAATACCCATAATCTTTAGTTGTGGTTCTTGATAACGAACACCTTCCATATCCCACACATTTAGGATATATCTTTTCTTTGCAGTCCAGATACCTTTGTCAGCAATCGCCTCACGACCCATCTCCATCTTCTGTTCGAATGCATTTACATAAGAAGCAAGATCTTGATAACTCGTATTAATAAAAGGTTCAATTTTCTCTTCAGCAATTCTATTGAGGAAATCCACGGCCCTGCCACGATACGCACTCTCCGACTCATCTGTTCTCTTCGGTAGCACTTTATTAATAAGTTCGTCAAACCTAATATATACTGAATCCGTATCCGATGCAATAACATAGTCAACTCCATTCGTTTTTAATAATTTATTTAAATAACCATTCAGTGCTTGTTCAATCCACCGAATAGATAATTGTCCAGAAGTAGTAATTCCTTCTGCAATCTTTAAGTCATAGTATCTAAACCATTCATTACCAATCGCACCATAAGCAGAGTTCAAAGAAATCTTTCGTGCCATTTGGATGTTATTGAATCGAGACACATCGTTTAGATACTTTGGATCTTTCGTGTCTTCGAACTGTTGTTTAGCAGTCAACATCTTTTTCTTGTAGATAGTACGGTCATTGTACATCTCTTGCATCATCTCAGGCAAGAAACCTTGTTTCTTAGTTCTGAACAATGCACCATTTGGTGTACGAGCAACTTGTGCAGCTGGTAACATAGACAAGTCTATTTGTTTTGACAACATATCATCAACAGTATTGTCATTGTAGGGCATAGACTTTGGTAACAACATCTCTGGAGAAATATTGTATTGCATAATTAAGTGAGGATATAGAGAGTTCAAGTCAAAAGACATAACCCATTTGTGTTCACCGACTTGTGGGTCTTTAACATATGCACCAATATACTTCTCACCCTTAGATTCATTACTTTTCTTTTGAGGAATAACAACCTTGCGTTTGAGAAGGTGATTGTAAATCAACACATCCCAATACTTCACAGATGTGAATGCATCAGACATATTAACTTTAGCCTCATACGTCATAGTAAGAAGCAAGTCAATCAGTTTCATCTTGTCATCTAGTCTATCAACTAGTTCAACGTCCATGATGTTATAGTCAATAAAAGACTGATAGTCTTTAGTATACCAATCACGAAATGTCTCGTAAGGATTCTCATCTTTACGTTGTCCTAGTTCAACAAAAGCGATATGGTCGAGACGGTATGACTCTTGGTTTGAGTATGTAAATTTACGATACAATTGTAAGTAGTCAAGATTGTTTACACCCAAGATTTCATATACTTGATCTTTACGTCCAAACCCACTGTTCACCATACGAGCGCTTACCACACCCCAAGGCGATAGACGTTTCATTGCGTCTTCACCCATTTGGGAATTGATACGGTTACAGATGTAAGGTAAATCAAAGAACTCAGTGTTCCAACCAGTAATAATATCTGGGTGGTCAGATTCCCACCAGTTTAGGAACCGAGCAAGTAGTTCACGTTCTGTTGGACAATGTATATACTCTACATCATCACGACTTGTTTCATAAGGTTGCATACCCCAAACAAGGAACGTGCCTTTGTTGTGGTCTTTGACAGTGATAGACAGCATTGGTTCTGCTGCTTGGTCTGCATTAGGAAAACCATTCTCACACTCAACCTCAATATCAATAGTAACAATCTTGAGTTTTTTAGAATCAAACTCAATTTGTTTTGGATACGTTTCGGATAGGTATGAATATGGGAATTGATTCATTCCATACACAAGATGTGGCTGAGACTGATACTGTTCAATAAACGACTTTGCTTCCTTGATAGAAAGAAACTTCATAGGATTGACATTTTTGTCATCCAAGGTTTTCCAACCAGTTTCTTTCTGAACAGGTACAAAAAGAGTGGGTTCGTACTTTACTTTAAAGTTAGTACGTTCCCCATTCCTTACGGCACGAACAAGTAGTTGGTTGCCCCATTGAGCAACGTGTGTATAGAAATTCAAAACATTTTTCCTTATCAATTAGGTACATTATACAAGATTTAAGGGCGAATGTCAAGAGAAAAGTGGCATTTGATCCTCTGGAGATTCTGGGAAATATTTATCAACCATGTCTATGACATCTTGATAGTGAGCCATTTGCTTTAGTTCTTTTTCCACTGTTTCTGTGATATCTGAGTGTTCCCCAATACCAGCAGGATTCTTTAGGTAAACCATCACGTTAACTTGATGCATTGCAATCTTAGCTTCAGCATGTTGTTTTACTGCTTTCAGAATATCTGTACTCATTTTATAGTTCTCGCTTTTTTCCAATATTATATTTTGTTTCTAAATCCCACTCACTTTTTTCCTTAAAGGAAATTACTTTGATTTGGGACAATGGTGCTTTCGGTTCAGTATCACCGATTATTTCAACTAAACCCCAATCACTCAAAAGAACTGCGATTGAGTTCCTACGAGATATATCATTCTCATTGATGTTGGTTTCCTTACCATCAAGGGCAAACAACTCTTTGAAATGCACAATGTAATACCTACCTTGTTTATGTAGGATATGACACGATTGGTATAGTTTTCTCTCTTTACGAGAGGCGACACCTATTCTTGATAGTGTCTCACGAACCTTTAAGAAGTCATCAGGTTCCTTTAGTTTTACTTCTAGCATCCTTTCGGGTTGCCATTCAATTTCTTCCATTTCTTCCACCTTTATTCAAACTATCTTTGATAGCCTTTATCTGTTCATTATTAAGTACCGAAAGAGCAACCTTCGCTTTTTCATTACCGTAGCCGTAATACTCTTTAACATACTCTAAGTCATCTAATTTCTGCGCTTTTACCCAAGGGGCGAAACGCTTCTTAGACCTAATAGTATTTAGTAAAAAATCGTATTGAAGCTTTGCGTCAAGGTGGTGACGCATATTCATTTCATTAACGAACATAATGGTGTCATTGAATGCACCCAAACATCTGTTTACAACATATGATGGATACTTCTTTTCCCACATAGGATCATCTGAGTTCATCAGATTTTCCTTAGTGTGATTGATTGAGTTAAGATAGTGCTTTAATTCATAACTCATTTGAACTGCACCTGTGACATAATCTCAATCATAAACGCTTGCATGTTTATCTCTTGATCTGCAACAAATGCTGATTTGTATTGATAGTCTGCAACTGCCATTACCATGTGAGGTATTGTACTTGGTTGTACACTATCATACAATGTATCATAAATCTTACGATACAACTGTGAAGGGTCATTGTCTAAGTTGTTTGCAACCCAAGAACGAATAGACTTGAAGTCTTTTGCCTTGAGATGTGTAGTCAAGTCCTTCATATTTGATTCTGAGATATTGACAAGTATTCCAGTGTCAATCATACCAGAAGCAGAGTATCTTTGCAGTTCGTTCAAAACTCTACGCCAATCTGGGAAGTGTTTCATTACCAGTTCTTGTACAACTTTAGGCTGGTACTGTACATTCTCTTGTGCAAGGATATCCTGTACACGTTTGTAGAATTCACCAGCAAGTTTTGGTTTGTCTGTATTAGGTATCTTGAATACCACACCAGAACACCGACTGTGCAAAGGTTCGATAATCCTGTTCTTAAAGTTACAAGTAAGAATGAACCCACAGTTCTTGTGGAACTCCTCAATAAACCCACGCAACGCTGGTTGTGTAGATTGTGGATTGAGATAGTCTGCCTCATCAAGAATTACAAACTTACGATTACCATCCATAGAGACAGTACTTGCAAAGTTCTTAATCTTGTTTCGCAGTACATCAATACCTGATTCTTCTGAACCGTTGATTAACATATATGTGGCACCGATTTCGTCAAGCATTGCTTTTGCAACAGTTGTCTTACCAACACCAGCCCCACCAGACAGTAAGAGATTAGGGATATGTCCATCATCTACAAACTGTTGAAAGGTGGTTTTCAATTCATCAGTAAGAACACACTCACTGATTGTACTTGGGCGGTATTTCTCCACCCATAACATCACATCATTCATTATATAATTTCCTTCTGGTTTAGGATGCTTCCAAAGCAATAAAGTATTCGATTGGTTTTGTCACATTAGTAAAATGCGAGATACCTTTCGAAGATACTTCTACCTTATAATCACCAGAAAGAAGTTTAAGGTTTTCTACTTTAAAGTAGTATGTGAAGTCACTAGGAGCATTATCCCCAACCTTGATTGCAAAGTCATTAGATGTTTCATTCTTACGGTCAGTAACAGTAAGATTGATATCACCACCAGCAGTACCTTTTAGCACTACATCAGGAACACCAAGTACAGCAGACGCCTTCTGAATATCAATGAATGCATTTTGTGTAAATGTAAATTCTACATCGACAGATGGCATTGTGATTTCAGTCTTTGGTGTTGTAACAACAGATGGGTCACTAAAGAAGTAATTCAAAGAACTACCACCACCCTCTTCATTCAATTTTACAGATTTATCTGCAAAGTCTAATGATGGACTTTTGAATAAGGAAAGTGCAGACAAGAATTCATTCAAGTCATAGATTGCAAACTCATTACTAAAAGTATCTGGGATTGTTGCCTTTGCTACAATGTTCTTCATTGCAGACATGGTATTAATCGTGTTACCAGATTTTACCATAAGGTTTTGGTTAATGGTTGAGAAGTTCTTGAGAACGTCTCGTGTGTCGCCGCTTAATTGCATCATAATTTATTTCTCCATTGTGTCGTGATTATGTAGAGCCATTATACCATAATGGATCACCTTTAGCAAGTCATTTCTGTTCTTACCATCTTTTTTTCCGTACCGTTGACTATACTTGAGTATATTGCCGATACAAAAACCTTCGCCATGTCCAGAGTCCATAATGAATTCTGTGGCTTGAAACTTGTTGTGGGAATAGTGAGCATCATAGGTTTTGTCTATGTACTCTTTGAGTTGTTTCAGAATAACATCTTCTGAATATTTGTAGTCGATTTCTTTCACATTCGCATCCTATAGTTTTATTAGTATTACATATAGTAACATAAAAGGGCACCTCTGTCAAGAGGCGCCCAGCACTTTATAACATTATTTAATTTTAATAGTACGAGGTTTCTTATCCTCTGGGATAACTCGTTCCATTGCAATAGACAAAATGCCATTTTCCATGTTCGCTTCTTTCACAACAACATCATCAGACAACGTGAATGCACGTTTAAATGAACGAGCAGAAATACCTTTATGTAGATATTCTGTATTATCCATTTCTGAATTTTTCAAATCAATCGAACTGATGTTCAATCTATTTTCCGCCATGCGAACTTCGACATCATCTTTAGAGAAGCCAGCAATTGCTACTTCAATAAGAAACTCTGTATCAGATTTCTTGATGATATTGTATGGGGGATAGTTGGTTTGTTGTGTATAGCCAGACGCTGAGGTTAGACTATCGAACATTCTATCGAAACCGATAGAGAAGGTGTTGATCCTTGTTGGATCAAGTGCTGCGTAATTTATTGCCATGTTATTTCTCCTATTTAAAGCAAGTAAATATATGATACCCGATTATCGGCATATCACTACTATATATAAGGATTGGCAGGGGATTTTTCAACCCCCCACCAATCTTTTTTATGCCGCATCGGCATACTCAAGTGCTTTATCCAAAGCGTTGAGTTTCACTTTACGGTTACGTCCGTACCAAGCAGATTGTAATCTACCATCGTTAGAACGTCCCTGTAAGTGGTCTGTCATGTTGGTGACAGAGTTGAATGCAGTCCACCATGAACCCTGAGCAAACTCAGCGCCAGGTTGTACATCCAAGTTCTCAAAAGCAAGTTTTGAGTTACGAGAAGTAAAGGGCAGAACACCATCTACTTTCTCTTTCGCAGGCGCACCAAACACTTCGTTGAAGTATTGGATTACGTTTTCTCCAGTTGCCTTTTTGGAACCAAGAAACGCAGCCATTGATTTGTATTGTTCCATTTTCTCACGAGCAATACCCATCTGTTCTTTTACTTCAGCAGGGTCAAATGCCTTACGGTGATTTACCGTAACCATTCTATCTGCATTCTGTGATAGAGACAGTGTTAGAGTATTGTTACATACCACACGGATTGGAGTCATACGAATGTTAATCGCCTTACCAAACTGGTGTGGGTTGGTGAACAAAAAGTAGTTGTCAGTGACATCACCTTTGAACAATTCAAAAGACTCTTTTGTTTTTGCAAGAGCCCACACCATTTGTCCATCTTTCAACGAACCAGCAGTGTGCATCTCCATGTCACCAGACATGCAGTACTCATGGAAAAACTCAAACGCTTCTGAGTTCTGTACTGGATTCCAACCAGTACCAACAACATCTAATACAGAGTTGTCTGAGGTACGAACAAGTGCCTCTTTGTTTTTGATAGGAACACCTGTTGCAGTAACAAGTGGTTGTTTCTCTACTGACCAATCAAGTCCAGCAACTTTTTGGAACTGGTCTGGTGTCAACTCTCGTTCTACCAAAGTACCTAGTCCATGCCAAGGAAGTTCCCCAACATACGCCATTTGCGCTTTTCCGTCAATCATTTCAAGTTCATGTGCCATTATATATCTCTCCTAGAGTGTTGTTTTTCAATCTTACCTATACAGTATACCTTGTTTTCACAACAAAGTCAAGATGTTTTTAAAACTTTTTTGACTTTTTTTCACACTGTTTAGGTTGGTTTCTCATCATTACCTATACAGTATACCTGTTCTCAGAACAAATGTCAAGAGGTTTTTACCAGTTTTTTATGTTTCCGGCAATAATAACAAAACAAGTTATGAAGTTAACAACTACAATGATTGTTCTTATCATAGCAATCTTGTCAGCTTCACAATCATTCGCACCCTCTTTTTCACCTATAGCTTTAGCCCATAGTCGCCATGCTTTTTTCATAGAATATACTCTTATGTAACTAAGTGACTAAAGTTCTTCTCTTTCTTGAACTGTACAATACTTCTGAACTTGTCAAATAGCATATCTTGTTTGTGGGAAATAACGAACACGTTCTGGTCTGAGAACGTATCTAGGATTTTGAGGAAGTCATCTGTACCAGAACCATCCAAAGAAGAATCAAAGATTTCATCAAGGATTAATAGATTGGTGTTAGTAGAGTTCTTCATCTTTGCAATTGCTCTCCATGTAAATAGGAGTGCAAGGTCGATACGCATCTTCTCACCTTCAGAGAATGATGCATAGGAGAATTCGTCACGAAAGCGTGACTTGATTGTCTCATTAAAGTTTTCGTCCAAGTTAAACTGTACATAAAAATCCATAGAGGAAAGGTATGTATTAACTAACTTGTTCATAATAGGTAGGTACTGTTTTACAATCTTTGTTTTAATACCACTATCTTGTAATAGATTACGAGCAACATCAACGTAGAACTTGTCTTCATTTAACTTAGACTTCTGTTCTTCGATTATTTTAATCTGGCCTTTCAGTTCTGCAAGTTTTACTTTATCATCATCAGACACAGAACCCTGTGTATAAGTTTCGATATCTTTCTGTAACTTTACATTGAACTTTTCCAACTCATTTATAGAAGAACGAATCTTTGCAATCTCAACATCATGTTTTCTAAATGCTTCTAGATTCTCTCTAATAGTTTCTAGTCGTTCTTGTTCTTCTCGTTCCATTCGTTTGGCGTCTGAGATTGCTCTGTCAAGTTCTCCGACTTTGGTGTTGCGAGTTGCAATCTGCGTCTGCTTTGTTGC